TGATCTTTCTCTTTTATGATTTCTTTTTGTTTTTCTGACTCTCTTAAATATTTAATTAATTCATTAATTGGCGGTTGCTGTGGTTGCTGTTGAATTGGTAATGCTTGTGGGACATTTATTTGAGTTGGTGTTGTTTGTTGTTGTTTGGTCATCACTTTGTTCTTTTGTAGTGTTTGTCGTGGTGCTCTTCTTCTTTTAGGTTTAATAACATCACTACCGATATTAACGACCACTCTTTGTGATTGCTTTTGTTTTTGTTTTTGCTTCGGTTTAATAGTTTTTTCTTCTTTTTTAATACTAATTTTTACCATATTATATAAATTAGTATTATAAATTAATTTTAATCAAAGTATAATGTTTTATTTGTTTTTACCTTAAGATTAGATTCTTTTTTAACTGGAATTTTAATCTTTTCAATTGGTGTTTCATCATCTGATATTTCATCAAGTATTTCTTGTTTTTTGATTTCTTTTTCTTCATCAGTTAAACCTTTTAATGTCTTCTTACCATTTTTGATTTTATCTTTTTTTATTCTTTCTTCATTTATAAAACTCTTATGTAAAAATCGTAATGATACAGAATATCCATCAGTAATAATGGTGTAATCAAATACATATTTTCGTAAATATTGTTTAATGGTAAAAAATCTATCCCATAAAAACTCTTTATTCAATTCAACATTATCAAAATATTGTTTTTTGTCAGTATCTATCAATAATTCTATAATAGATTTTGTATCTAACTGAATATGTCTTGGAATGATTTGCGTTTGTAATGGAAAAAACTGGAACATTTTTGCTTCTTTTTCTTCTAATTGTAAATTCATAAAAATCATATGTTTCAAATATCTTTGTGGGTTGACCTTTATATCATAAAAATAACTTGTATCATACTCCTTTGGAACTATTTTGTATCTGTTTTCATTTAACCATGTACTATATTTTGGGTCGCTTGTAAACGTTTCGTTTATTACATCATTTTTAACCAATTGTAATTCTTTGTAAAGTTGCTTCTTGAAATATTTATTTTGAAGTTCTTCTTTATGAATACTTTTGAAATACGAATTGATAAATCGTTTCACATAATCTATAAAATGCATTTTGATATTGTTTTCTATTGCAGTAATCATAGTAGTCGCATAATAATCTAATGTTGCAGATAAATTTCTTCCATCTTCCAAAGTAAATATGGAATTACCTATATTTTGAAATTCATGTAATAACAATAAATTATTTCCTTTGGGTTTTGGTCCTGCAGATGCTTTTACTAAAGATTTCATAGACATTTTAATGGTGTCTTCTGTTATAATTGGTATTTCTTGGTTGGTATGATACTTTTGTAAAACCCATAATCGTAATAAAAGATAAGATTTTGTTGTAATATAATTTGTTCTTGAAACAGCATCGTTAATTCTTTCTAAAGTAATTGTGTCTGGCCTTATTATTTTTTGAATAGGAAGTTTTATACACTGATATTTATCTGGTGGTTCTTCTTTTTTATTCATTCCTATATATTTACTAAAGATATTTCCTTTAAGTAAATATACGCATATATTCTTTTTCCCTAATTATTTATAACATTCTACCTTAATACCCTTTTTATCATATACCCATATTTCATATTCATATCCTAATTCTTTGCCTGCTATTTGCTTTAAGAAAATATTATCTTTCTTTTTTTCTGCTGTCCAAGTAGATTTTACCTCTATCATCTTGTTTTGTCGTGGAATAAATATATCTACAAAATGTCTATGTCGTTTTCCATCTATACCTTCATACCAAATTTTAGGCACATTGGACGTCCCTACAATAATATCTCTTTCATCTAACTCTTTATTTTGCAAAATTTCATCTAACGCATAATGTTCTGCACCTTGTATCATTACAATTTTACCAGATGGAAATTTATATTCTTTTCGCTTATATGCATTTTTAGAACACTTTTCCATAATTTCTGTATTTTGTGCTGGATGTTCTACGCCATATTTAGATAAACAGGTTTGTTTTGATTTATTTAATATTTCGTCATGATTTTCACGCATTACAATACGATTTTTCTCTTTAGTCGATTCCATTTGAAATGAATGTCTAACCCCATTATTAGCCATACATGTTTCTTCTTTTTTTATTTTAATATTTTCATCTTGAGATGGGTTTTCAACACCATATTTTTCTAAACAGGTATTTATTGATTTGGTTTTTTTATCATCGGATTGAAAATAATTTTCAACACCATATTTTTCCAAGCAAGTTTCCTTTGTTTTATTTTGAATTTCTATTGATTGTGATGGTCGTTTAACACCATATTTTTTCAAATTGGTTTGAATAGTCTTTTCTTGAACTACACCTGATTGTGTTGCATATTCAACACCATATCTTTCCATATTGGTATTTTTTGCTTTCTGTCTGATTTCTGGAACTTGTGATGCATATTTAACCCCATATTTTTCCAGACAGGTACTAACTGATTTTGTTTTTCTATCATCGGATTGAATATAATGTTCAACACCATATTTTTCCAAGCATGTTTCCTTCACTTTTTGTTTAATTTCTGGAACTTGTGATACATATTCAACACCATATTTCTCTTTATTTGTTTGTTTAACCTTTTCCATTAATTCTGTGGATTGAGTAGTATATTTCACTCCGTATCGTTCAATCATCGTTTCCGCAGCCTTTTGTCTAATTTCTGGAACTTGTGATACATATTCAACCCCATATTTTTCTCTATTTGTTTCTTTTGTAATACAAGTTCTTTTTTCATAAAAACAATTTTTACAGTACGCACCAAAACAAATAATGTTTCTGAATACACAATTAAAATTATTATTACAATCAGTCTTTTCACATTTTCCGCATATTCTTTTTTTACTATTAAGTACTTCTTTAGAATAATCTCTATCCAAAATAATTTTTTTTTCATCACAATAATTTTTTAACAATTTCCAGTTATATAAAATAACATTCGTATTTTTACCTCTACAACATTGACTACATAAAGCACCATTTTTTAACAAAAATTTAAACGATTTTTTAAACGTTTTTGCGCATTCTGAACTGGAACATTTACCTTCTAAACTAATATCACAGCATATTTTTTCATTTGAATAATCTTTTAATAATTCAATATTATTATCATTACAATATTTATCCAAAATATTCTTTGTATATTTACTCATTATATAGTCTTATATATTTTATTCAACAAATACCTTTAAATCAATTTTATATTCAATACATTAAGATTCCGTTGTTTGTTGTTTCAGTTTTTCCTTTCTTTTCAAATAATAGGTGCGTCTATATTCCTTTAATTTTTCTGGATTTTCCTCCTTTAGTTTTTGTAAATAATTTGCACCAATTTCCATTACTCTTTCCTTGTTTTTTTCGTAATATCGTTTATGGTTATCTCCATTTGTATATTTCTTTAATCTTTCTTCCAATTCAGTTATTTTTTGCTTTAATTCATCGTTTTCTTTTTTAAGTTCTTCCATATTTATATTATCTGCTATATAATTTTTAAATATTTTTATACATATTTAATATGAAACCACATCATACTGAAGATTACAAAGAAACTGCAGTAAAATATTATTTAGAACATAATGAGGATATGCGTGATACATGCAAAATATTCAATTGTAAATTTCAATCATTAGCAAGATGGATAGACCGTTATAAATATCAAGGAAATATACATAGAAAAACACGCAAAAATCACAATCTAAAAATAACGCATGAAATTGAGAAATTTGTAAAAGAATATGTTAAAAAATATAATACAACTACTTTATGGGAATTGTCTAAATTAGTGAACGAAAAGTTTGGAGTTTTGTTAAATGATAAAAGTATTTACAATATTTTACATAAAAATAAACTTACCAGAAAAAGATTACGGAGTAAATATTATCCTGAAAAAAAAGAAGGACAAGAAAAAGAAGACTTGGAAATATTCTATAAAAAGTTAAAAGAATTTGATTACAAAACAACAATTTGTTTGGATGAAACTTCTATACCATTGAATATGTCTTTAACTTATGGAAGAAGTAAAAGTGGAACAAGAGTAATCAAAAAGACAAATAAATATCCTTACAAAAGATATAATTTGTTATGTGCTATAAGTGCTGATAAAGTAATAGGTTGGAAATTATATCCAGAAAGAAAAGGTGGTGTGAAAACAGCAGATATATTAGAATTTTATGATGAATTCATACATTACAAATATAAAAATTATTTGGTTATTATGGATAATGCTGTTATTCATAAATCAAAAATAATAAGAGAAACAATAGAGAATGATAATAACCATTTATTATATTCCGTTCCTTATCATCCTGAAACCAATTCCATTGAGGAATTTTTTAGTCAATTGAAACATTATATAAAAAAAGAGAGTCCAAATACTTATGAAGATATTTATAGTGTAATTTATAATATTTTAGAGAAGAAAATAACAAAGGAACATTTAACAAATTACTTGAAACATAGTTATAAAATATACAAGTCATAACTGCGTTTTGTCTCATTTTTCTTTCTGGTCGGTGTAATCGATTGGAGGTCGTTGTCCTTGAACAATGATTACTAGATCACCCACATCATTAATAACGATTATATAAAATCAAAAATATGTGAATTCGGTTACATAAATGATATTAAAAGTGAAAATAAATTAAGAAAATATTCAAGTTTGAGTTGGTTTAAAAACGATTTATAAAACGCGAAAGATACGACGATAATTTCGTAATTTGATGCCTTCCTTTTTGTCCTTAGTTATATAATGGATGCACATAATCTCGATATTCACATGTATTCATTCGAAGATATTCTCAAACTCTTTCAATTAACACCTAAATATGATTTAGATGAATTAAAAAGGGCAAAAAGACAAGTTCTTATGACTCATCCCGATAAATCTCATTTATCGCCTGAATATTTCCTCTTTTATAAAAAGGCGTTTGAAATAGTTGTTCAATTCTATAATGATCAAATAAAACAGGGTCAGGTCATTACAGAAGATACAACCAAATACGAACCCCTAAACACGGATGATTGGAATAAAAAAACAACGTCGGCGATTTCTAATACCATTTCGAAAATGCCTGTGGAGAAATTCCAAGAAAAATTCAATCGTCTTTTCGACGAAAACATGCGTAAAGAGACTAAGAATAATAATGAATGGTTTTCTAAGAATGATCCATTATATCAAATTGATCCAGCCGCGGGGAAAAATATGGATCACTCTATCAATCGTATTAAAAATGAGGCCAAAACGAATGGTTTAGTGGTTTATCGTGGGGTCTGTGAACTGCCATCCGGCAGTGGAGAACCATTGTATAGAGATGATGATGATTATGAAAATGCCGACTATGTCACATGCAATCCGTTTAGCATACTCAAATACGACGATTTGCGAAAAGTACATAAAGACCAGACAGTTTTCGCCGTATCCGAATCGGATTTAGATACTATACAAACCTATCGATCGGTTGAACATTTGAATCGCGTGCGTGGCCATTTAATTGATCCATTAGATGAAATCAACTCACAAAAACAGTTGGAGGCAACCGAACAGGCAAAACGAGAGGCAATCATGAAGAAGGAATACATGGCTAAATTAGAATCTTTGAAATACCAAGAAAAGAACAAATCTGTATTATCACGGTTTTTACAATTACGTAATTAGTTTTTACCGGTCTACCTAATATGTGTTCCTATAAATGTATATGAAAAAGACTTTTTCTTATCATGAATGATAAGAAAAATATAAAAATTTACATGTTTCGGTAAAACTATGTCTAAATAGATATAGTTTAGAGATTGAAAGTTAATGAGCGCGGCGTGATTTGCGTTTGTTATTTCTTTTTCTTAGATTGCGCCGCGTTTTACCTCCAGTCTGGGTATTAACCATTGTTATTGTTTTCATTATATCGTTCAATATTTCTTTTATTCTTCGATTATCGTCATCGCTCATATCTTCATTACTAAAAAACATATCTATTTTTGATTTCATTTGGTTTATTTTCTCTTGCAATTTTTTCATATTTACAGGTTCTTCTAGTGCCGAATTCAATAATAATGACGCAATTTCTTCAATCATAGAACCAATCTCACTTAACAACATATCGTGTTGAGCATCCTTTGCGGTCGCCTTATCATCACCTTCATCTTTATGCGATACCTTTTTCCATTCTAATACAAGTTTTATTAACTTATTATATGTACCTGCAATATTCATATTTTTTATATGTTCGACCAATTTTTTGACTTTTTCTAATTGTTCTTTGTCACTGCCTCCGTTATTTGACGCAATTGGCACATTAGTTGGCAATTCTTTTTGGTTTTCACTCGGTTTAGATTCTGTAACAGATTTTGTAAAAGGCCAAACCATTATTATATAATATAAAGATATAAAACGATACCACACATTTATCTTTACGCAATGTCCTAAATTATAAAAAATATAAATATAAAGATTTCATCCTATAATACAATAAACTGGTCATTTATTATATTAAACATGTCTAAATCTACTATTAGAAGCGCAAAGAATGATATTAAACGCGCGGTATACAAATCAATGAATTTGATTGAAGGTGATTTTATGGAGTATACTAAATACCGGGAAAACTATGAGTATTTGATTCAGTTGCCACTTTTTCGAGATCTTATCCTTGAAAATCGTCAACTGAAAAAGGACAATAATAAATTATTAGACATATTGTTACATGCAGATGAACCGGATATTTCCAGTACCGTTCCTATTCCGGCTCCTTTTCCTATTAGTAAACCCAGACGTCAAAAATTATATAAATCATCATCTGTCATAGTAAAGGAAGAAAATGACGTTGAATATGTCGGAGAAGCGACTCGTTTAGAAACCATTTCGGATGATGTTAATATCGTATATTTATTAGAAGAATCATCGGAGGTGGGACACGAACCGCCTGTCCAGGAACAAGAACCTGCATCAGATGAAGGGGGGCAAGAGGATGAAGAGGAAGAAGAGGAAGAAAAGGAAGAAGAGGATGAAGAGGATGAAGAGGTGGAAGTGGAGGATGAAGAGGATGAAGAGGTAGAGGAAGAGGAAGAGGAAGAAGAGGAAGAAGAGGATGAAGAGGTGGAAGTGGAGGATGAAGAGGATGAAGAGGTAGAGGAAGAGGAGGATGAAGAAGAGGAAGAGGAGGATGAAGAAGAGGAAGAGGAGGATGAAGAAGAGGAAGAGGAGGAAGTGGAGGATGAAGAGGTGGAAGTGGAGGATGAAGAGGTGGAAGAGGAAGAGGAAGAGGAAGAGGTGGAAGTGGAAGAGGTGGAAGTGGAGGATGAAGAGGTGGAAGTGGAAGAGGAGGAAGAAGTGTTCGAGATTGAAGTAAACGGAATTACATATTATACAACAAATCGCGATAACGGCGTCATATATGGTGTCGATGATGAAGGTGATGTCGGTGAATCTGTCGGAAAATTCACCAAGGGTGTTGCAATAATGAATGTATAATACAATTCATTCGTTCTAATCTCTAAAAAACAACTATTTTTCATATATATTTCATGAAAAATAGAAATTAATAATAACGTCTTCTTCTTGTTTTACGGCCACCCGTTATTTCCGGACGTCTTCTTTCCGTTCTGCGTTCGACGTCTTTCCTTTCGGGTTTTATTTGCTCCGTTTTCTGAGCGGCAATTGCATTCTTTATATTCACATATATTCTATTTTCGAAGTCAATCAAATATTTATTTTTTATTCGACTTCCTCGTTCACCGATCAATTCCTCGAATTGATTTCCCAAATGTTCACCTCGATACAAACACTTTATTTGAGATTCATTCTGTTGGGTCATCATACCGCCAACTACATCACACATAACATATATTTCATATTTTGGCATTTTTTCATTTACTTCTTTATAAAAATTAACGCCTATATCTAAATAATCTGTTATAACTTTTTGTTTGTCATGAATATATTTATTCAAAATTTCATCTGTCGTATCATCTATTTTATTTTCCAAATAATAGACATTATATAGATATACCATAAAATGATACAATATAGAATTGGATTCTTGTAAAAACTCATTAATCATAATTTGCAGGTCTTCATTAGTCGATTCTTTTTTAGGTTCAACAAAATCACTTATTTTTTTAACAAACTCTATATAGGGTTTGAAATTCTTGGTAAATTCTTCTTTTATTTCTCGTTCTTCTTTATCGTAATTAACACCTAGATGATCCTCGGTTAAATATGTATTTTTAATGTAGTCAAGTATACTAATTCGACTTGCTAATTGTAAATTAATAGTTATTTCGTTTAATAATTTATTTGGAATATAACTTTTTAAATTTAGCTTATCCACGACAAGATTTTTGTTTATTGAATCGAGATCATTTATAATATTTTCAATTGATATCTCTAATAATGTATCATTATTTTCTTGAATCCCATAAATGTTTTGGATATTTGTTTTTACTAATTGAGAAACTGAATGTATTGGCGTCGAAAAATGCTGAATACCAGAAATAGTTTGCATAAATTGACTTAAATATCTCTTTATATCTTCAATCTTATTATTATCATCCCTAATATGCCGTATCTTTTTAAATATTTTTTCTTTATAATTTTTTATATTTTCATCGATTTGTCTTTTTTTTTCACTTCTCCATATATTAAATTGATTAAATCCAGTTATAAATGTATTTCTATAAAAAGGATTATTTAAAACATCGTTTAATCTCCCGACTCGAGTAACGGTATAAATCTTATCCCCAGTTTTTAAATAAGAATAATTTTTTGGAATAATGGTGAATAAATCATCAAAACTGGTAGTGTAGGAACCTTTAATATATTTTTCATATGAATCAAAATAATTATCAATAACTGGAAATTTAGTGGGAAGAAGTAGTTTGAGCATAATTTTAACATTTTTGTTTGCATATTGTTGATATTTTTCAATTACTTCAATTGAAGTATTCAGTTTATTTTTTTCAATAATATCATCAACATGTTGAATAATATCTTTAATATTGTCATTTGTTGTTTTGAATGATTTAAGTGTATTCTCTGCATTTTGTATATAACTATTAAACATTGTCGTATAACTTAATGATAATTTATTATTAAAAACTGATTCTATAATATAAAATTTTGATAAATAATCATCATCTGTACATTTTTTATTAATATTAAAATCTTTATATCCATCTTCATCATCTTCATCATCTTCATCATGTTCATTATTTTTTTTGCAAAAAATGTTAAATAGATCATATAAAGTTTTATGATTGTATTCTGAAGGTAAACTGTCTATAATCATCTCCAATTTTATTTTAATATCTCCTAAAACTTTTAATGCTTTCTTGCGACTAAGTGACTTTGTAAACTCATTGACCCAATTCATAACATGTGCCGTTTTTTTGTACTGGTTCAGTTCTTTTTTTCTTTTTTGATTTTTTATTAGATTTGTATATTTGTTTATTATCTCTTCATTTATATTTACTAATATTTCGAGTTTTTCTTTGAGTTCTTTTAACAAAAAAGAAAGTTGGGGTTTTTTTTCTTTTACCTTCATTGGTGTCATTTGTATCACATTACGAGACAGGTAATTTTGAAATGTTTTTTTATTAAAAAAGAATTTTACAATACGATCATATGTCATTTTTTTCAAATAGTCTTCTTGATATTCAATTTCACCTGTAAAATAAGGATATTCGGATAATGCACTCATATTTAATGATTTTAATAATGGATTATAAATAACATTTTTAGTCAATATGACAGGTTCCTTTATACTAGGATCACTTAAATTTAATAATATCTTTATTTGATCTATTCTAATATTACTCATCTATCAATACGTTTATATATAGAGAGATTAATCTCCAATGACCAATATCTAAATATTTAAATATCATGCCGTTTATTTTTATCGAACACTACCTAAATAGGTATTTGACATCTTAATTATATTTGGCCAATTTTTTATAATTCAAATCGACATTTTGTCGTTTTGCTTTTTCTAAAACCTCTTGGGCGCGGCGTATTTCGTCTTCAGTAACCTTGTCGTCTTTTTTCAAATTATTGGGTCCATTTTCTTCCAATAGATCAATATGATATTGTGTAAATGCCTCAGGTAAACAACATAGCGCGCTATTTTCATTAAATAGATAGTCTACACATATAGCAAATATTATAGTAATAGTCAATGCAATATAGATGTCGCGTGTTCCCATCCAGGCAATTGCGAATACGAGTATTTGTCGACTAAATGTATATTTTAAATACGACTCCATAGATGGACTCAATTTAATTGTCACGAATTTAGACCCTATATTCAATAAAATAATCATAATACCGGCAAAGATTTTACTGTCGTTTATGTTTTTTACATATTGATTCGCATACGCGAATAAATGTTGGAACGCATCTATCCATCGGTCCGTTTCTGGACCTTTTTTTGGTTTGTTTCTTCCTTTAGCCATATATACTTATTATGACAAAGAAATTCGCATCAAAATATCATGCTAGAAATTATAATACTAAATATGTTTCGGCATCGTTAGGGTCTACGTACGAAATAATTTTAGATTCCACTTCATGTGGTACAAACATCCATTCATCTGAATCTCTTGATCTAGCCACTCTTTCTTCCGCGGCAATCTTATTCATCGAAACTGATACATTGCAATTCGGGTCACATACATTGCATATACCGCTTTTATATTTTATTTGGGGAAAAATATGCTGCGCCATTTCAGGGTTTACTCGAATACCGCGACTATATAATTCAGTTTCTTTACAATTTGTATCTCGAAATTCAGTAAGTGAATCATGCGTAGTCATCGGTTCAAATGTATTATTCAATAATTGAACCACGTATTCGTTGTTAACTTCATTGTTTTTTGTGGGGGGCAAAGGAACGGTCAAAGGAACGGTCATTGCATCAAACCCCTCGCGCCAATCCAATTCATAAAAAGATATTGCCAATAAACATATAATTAACCCATATAATACATCATAATTAGCATATATTGAAACGATAATAGCAATAAAGAATTTTCCTAAATAGGTGTTCAAAAAATCCGATATATATTTAGGGTAAAGTACGATTACTATTAATCCCCCAATCGGTATATATTCTGATAAAAGAGCCGATTTCATTATAAACTATAATATATATATATTTTCTCATTTGTCTCGACGGTCATTTTTCCGCGACACATTTACCGAATACTATTCAAAATAAATATCTGGCTATTTTTTAAGTAATTTAATATGTCTTTGTTATCATCGGCATCTGTATGGAATAATGATGATGCATCATCTACGAGAAAAAGATTACCAACAATGGCCCGTAAAACGGCCAAAAAAATGCCCGATCTATCCGAACCGGCCACTTATGTATCAGAAGAGGCTAACTATAAAGAAACAACCGTATATAATATCGAAGATACGCAGACAATACAAGAGGATCGGAACAAAAAGGTCAATGACATGCTAAATAAAATAACAAGTGTAAATGTGGAAAATGATGGAAATTCTCTAAAAAATTTTGTCCCATTGGATGGACCAAAAATGAGTAATGGACTGGAGACCGGTGAAAATGCAAATAGCAGTCAGTGGGCGAATTTATTGATGCCTAATATGGGAAAATCCGACTATTCCGCCAATAACCTCAATATTGCTAAATTGAGTAATTACAAAACAAGTTA